AAGGTAGAGATGTTTGGAGACAAGTGCTACATGGACATCAACGGAACAGCAATGGTGTTTGTCACAGTCACCATGTTTGGCAAACCAATGACTTGCCAGCTTCCAGTAATGGACTATCGCAATAAAGCTATCCCTAATCCTGACGCATTTGCAGTCAATACCGCCATCATGCGTTGCATGACTAAAGCATTGTCTCTGCATGGCTTGGGTCTGTACATCTATGCTGGAGAAGACTTGCCTGAAGGCGAATCAGAATCAGATATAGATGTAGGAATGATGATTGACCACTTGGCAGCTATTGATGCCGCATCAACTTTAGAGGAACTCAAAGATGTATACAGCACTGCTTACTCTGCTTGCGCTGGTGATAAGAGTTGGCAAAAGAAAGTGATTGATGCCAAAGAAAAGCGTAAAGGAGCATTGAAATGAGTGATGTAGAACAACTCTCTGCCGAATGGTTTAAACAGCGTTGCGGTAAAGCTACTGCATCTCGTATCTCTGACATTGTTGCCAAAACCAAGTCAGGTTACAGCACTAGCAGGGCTAACTACATGGCTCAGTTGGTAGTCGAGCGTATGACAAACCAAGTAGCAGAGTCCTACACCAATGCAGCTATGGAATGGGGCATTGAGAATGAACCCTTTGCCCGTGCTGCATACGAGGCTAAAACAGGCAATATGGTAGATCAGGTAGGTGCTATTGACCATCCACGCATTACCTTGTCTGCCGCCTCTCCTGATGGCTTGGTGAGTGATGATGGATGCCTAGAGATCAAGTGTCCCAACACTGCAACCCATATTGACACAATCCTTGGCGATGAGCCAGCAAAGAAGTATTACGATCAGATGCAGTGGCAAATGGCGTGTACAAACAGAAGTTGGTGCGACTTCGTGAGTTTCGACCCACGGATGCCTGAACACCTTCAACTGTTTGTCAAAAGAATCGAGCGCAATGATATGTATATTGCAGAACTCGAACAAGAGGTTATCCAGTTCCTTAAAGAGGTGGATGACAAGGTTAAAAAACTCAATGAAATTAAGGTGTAAATATGGAACAGCGTGATAACAGTGGCGTTCTTTTTAAGAACGACAAAAAGGAAACAGGCAACCAACCAGACTATAAAGGGAACATAACAGTTGATGGCAAACCTTACTGGCTCTCAGCTTGGATAAAAGAAGGCAAGTCAGGCAAATTCATGGGGCTTGCATTGAGTCCCAAGGATGATGTCAATACGACAGCACCAGCACAGGCAAAGAAGAAGCCTTCAGGCGGCTTTGATGACATGGAATCAGACATACCCTTCTGATGTAACACAATGGGGAAAGCGTAAGTGAGTACCCACTAACTTTAATTGATAGGAGTGAATGATGAGTTCTTTAGATGAAATACATTTTGGAGGCGAAGTGAAAAGATTTTTTGACTTGCCAATATTTAACAGGGTTCGATGTTCTGACCCAGTAACCAGTTACGAAGCCGCTGATGCAGCCAAAGACTTGGCGACAAAGCACTTTGCCATCATTGTGGACTCTTTAAAAGCTCATGGTGCGCTTGGAAAAGACGGGATAGCCCAACATAGCGGGTTAGAGGCAAATCAGGTTGCAAGGCGTTTAAACGAGCTGTTAAAGCTAGGTTTAATAGAGTTGACGGGTAGTAAAGTAAAGTCTAAATCTGGGCGCAATGAGCGTGAATGGAGGGCAGTCTAATGTGGGATGTTTCTGTTACTTTCATGTTGATGTTATTTGGTGCTTTCACAATGATTTTTTGGGGAGCACTCCTAATTTGGGTGCTTTATTTACTACAAAACGAGGCAGATAATGACTGATGAAAAATTCAATTTTGATAGTAAGTTAGCAAGTATGCGTAAAGAGCCAGTTGAATCTTTAAACCGCAAGCGTCAGATCATGTCAACCAATCCTTACCGAAATCAAGTGATTGAAGAAGTGGCGCAGCACATTGAGAAACTAAAGAGCTTTGGTCAACCAACTGTTGATGGCTTGGCAATTTACATTAGGGCTATGAAGGAATGATTGATAAAATCATTCTCAGTGCAGTGCTGGGTACAGTGGGGTTCAATGGGTTATTCCCTGCCCCACCACCTCCGCTGACATTGCAACAAAAAGCAAAAGAAGCCTCTAAGAGTGCTGTTTGTAATAAAAGTAAGAAGCAAAGTAAGACAGTAAAGGAATTATGTGAAAGATGGGGAAAGTATGACTAAAAACGCATTTGATTGGAATGATGGAACACCATCAATCTGGACAAGGGATAAAGAACTACAAAGATTGTTGCAAGGACAGAACTGGGGTAGGCAAACTCAAGCCAAGATAGGACTTGAGGCAAAGCAGCAAGTAACTGTGTATTCACACGCCAAGCCATCTAAATGAGTTCTTACAATCCAGACCCTGAATTGGTTGAAATGGCAAGGAAAGCAGGGTTCATCATGCCTGACTTTGCTATAGACTCTCCAAACGATGCTTGGGCGGGTCGTAAAATACCTTCAATGTGGCTTGCCCTAGCTAAGTTCAGACACATCTGCCAACAAGAAGAAAAGGCAAAGTTTGCCGATGCTTACTTTGAGTTCAGTAAAAAATGATTCGCAAGATCAAAACCTTTTATGGCTCAAGAACTGGGCAAAAAGGCAATAAGAGAACCACGATATACCACGGAGAAGTATGGCTATGTGAGAAGTGCGGGGAGGTGATTCCTTATGAACACCTTACCCCTAAACACTTTTGTAAGCGGCTAATTAAGCCTGTAATCCTTGAAGATACTGAGTCTTCCCAGCCACCTTCACAGCAGTCAACTCCTGCTTCTTGAGGTTGTTAGGGTCATAAGACACATGAACCCATCCCGAATCAGGGATTCCCTGTGTATAAAATTCAAGGATAAGCTGTGTGTAGTCAAGATTGTCCATAATCCACTGAGCCAGTTCAGGATTGGGAACACCATCAATCTCAATATCAGCAGCTTGACCCTTGCAATGGTCTGAAGTCTTAGAACCACCAACAGCAGCATTGGACTCAGGACTGCGATATGCTGAATTTACAGTGACAGACTTGCCAAAATGCTCGCGAATAGGTTGAAGCACTTTGTCACATAAAGTTATCAAATTGTCAATCGCTTCCTCATCAGGTGTGTTGTCAATGCCTAAACGGGTAGCGGTATCAGATTTCGTGAGTTCTTTTAAAGAAAAATTAGGGGATAAGTTCATTTGTTTAACCTTTCGTTGTAAAAATTGAGGGATTATTGTTGGCGACTGTCACAAATTAGAGATAGGATTTTACTTGGCAATCGTGCCATAACAAGGGGAATACTATGTTTAAGATTGAGATTAACATTGCTGAGTGGGACTTTGGTACAGACACAGTTACTATTGAAACAGAAGATTTCGACAAGATCGCAATCATTCAAGAATTCATCGAATTTCAGCAGTTGCATGGCTGGTGCGTTGACTATGACGTAACCGAAGAATACGAATACAACCAAGAAGATGAAGAATACTTCAGCGAAGAAGACGAAGACGAAACCGCCGAAGACGCAGAATCCGAAGAATACGAAATCGGAGAGATCGTAGAAGACGAAGATGGCATCGTGTGGGAACGTGTGGCATAATTTAAGTGCAGTTGTTCTTACAAGGGGGTCTTCGGACTCCCTTTTTTTATTCAATATCGTGATCTGCTTCTATGTCCCTAGCCAACTGTCTCCAGTCAAGGCTGCGTCTATACAATGTATATACACGCTCCTCACTGAGTGGCTCAGATCGGCGGTTTAACCTGTCATTTGCTTCAGCCAAAGAAAGCTGAGTCTCAAGCAAAATGCTATGCAGTTCTTTAATCTCTGCTCTTAGATAAGTAACAAGGTCATACGTCATATACCTTACCCCTAAATTCAACTTTTCCATCTTCCCATTTATGCACCAACTCAGGCCACAAAAGCCGCCCTTCATAGAATGTCAGTATGGCAAACCCTGAACGCCAGTTGGTCGGAGCATCTTCTAGGTAATTGATAAACTGTGGGCCATTTGTCTCTGCCAGAGTACCCGTATCCACGCCATAACGAGTCCCGTTGTAGTCAGAGTAGGGTGTTACCTTCAGGCTGTGTAAATGCCCCGTAACCATCGTTTTACCAGACATTGAGGTGTTGCCATGTGTGGCATGGATACCACCCTTCCAGCGGTGTTTTACCACCACCTCATCGGTAGGCCAACATGACCAGCATGGATGCCATGTGGGGAAATGGTCTTTCAAGGAAAAGCCCTTGACAAACTCATATTGAGGGGCATTGGCTGCTAATCTGTTCTCGAAACGAGCATCATGGTTGCCCATTGTCCAAATTAACTGACTATTGTGTCTAGCTTTCTTAGCGGTATCTTCAATCTCACCAAGAGCTATCTCACAGGCTTTCAACTCTTGTATAACACTTGGAGTTGAGTCCCATCCAATACGAGGGAAACGGCTAATAGAAGCGCCATCAAATACGTCACCATTGGCAATGACTGCCTTGGGCTGAAACTCTTTAATTGCCCACAATAGACCCTTGTAAGCTGTTGTATGGATAGAAGGCCAAAAGTGTGCGTCACTAAATACAATAACTACACCATTCTCAATGCCTAGTTCTTTTCTAGCTGGATTCTCAGGTCTGTTTAAACTTGCGGGTTTATAACTTGATGTCAGCGCAACACCTGACTTGTCTTCAATCTCTTTACGCCGCCTAAGAATCTGTCGCTCACTCATGTTAGTAGCCGCAGCCATTTTGCTACCTGATTTGTATGTATTCCAAATCTCAACAAATTCTTCATCGTTGTAAACTGGCTTTGGCATGACAACTCCTGTTAAGTTGTCTGAAAGTAAATCAAATCAATGACAACAGCGTGAATCTTAACGTGTTTTGTTCAATGTTTGATAAACTG